GGGGGCAAGTCGAAGTGTCGCCAGGATTTAACGGGTATCGATTCGCACTTGGTCTGGGAATTGCAATTACGGGTCTTGCGGCTGACACCGACACAACCGCAGTAGCAGCCGGTCAGGTCAAAGTCAAACTATCTCGGACGGTGTGAAATGGCAACTTATAATATTGTCGAGGCGACCCCGATTTATTATTTAATTGATGTCATGTTTGACGATATGACATTCCGCCAGTTAATCGCCTCTGAGTTAGTTAACGGCAATTTAGGAGCGATGCTGCAAGCGTATGCAGATCAGTATGAGCAAGACTGGCTGGGTTTAAATGTTCTGGCTCCTGTATAAATGGCTATCAAAAAAGATCCGAGATTAGCGAGGATTGGCGTGTCTGGGTTTAACAAGCCTAAGCGCACGCCAACGCACCCGACTAAATCGCACGTAGTCGTGGCTAAAGAGGGGGGCAAGATCAAGACGATACGCTTTGGCCAGCAAGGTGTTAGCGGGTCGCCGGCAAAGTCTGGAGAGAGTCAGGCAGCAAAAAATAGGCGTGCATCATTTAAAGCTAGACACGCCGAGAATATCGCAAAGGGGAAGATGAGCGCGGCATACTGGGCAAATTTAGTTAAATGGTGATCATGTGAAAATACCAATTCTGCAAGGCACGTATACCGACAGCGCGGCAGATTTTCGGGCATCGTACCCAGTAAATTTATTTGTGGTATCTGGAAATAATGGAGTTTCAGAGTCATATATTAGGCCGGCGGATGGCCTTGTTAGTGCTGGCACAGGCCCAGGAGTTGATCGTGGCGCGATAGAGTGGAATGGGACGCATTACCGCGTTTTAGGAGCATTTTTGGTTAGTGTGTCGTCGACTGGGACGATAACAGTATTGGGGTATGTTGGCGGTACTAACAGTCAAGTGACACTTGACTACTCGTTTGACAGATTGGCTATTGCGTCAGAGGGAAAACTTTATTACTGGAATGGGACGTCTTTGCAGATCGTCGGCGATCCGGATCTAGGCACGGTTGTCGATGTGGTGTGGGTTGACGGGTACTTTATGACGACAGACGGCACAAGCCTAATTGTCACGGAATTGACCGACCCGACGTCAGTAAACCCTTTAAAGTACGGATCAAGCGAAGTTGACCCAGATAGTGTCGTTGCATTGCTTAAACTGCGGAATGAAGTCTACGCATTAAATCGCCACACGATTGAAGTGTTCGATAATATTGGTGGGGACTTTTTCCCGTTCCAGCGCATTGATGGCGCGCAGATCCCCAAAGGATGTATCGGAACGCACGCGTGCTGTGTTTATAGCGATGCGGTGGCATTCGTGGGCGGTGGGCGAAATGAGCCGCCAGCGGTGTATTTGGGATTAAATGGGCAGGCAAAGCGGATCAGCACGCAAGAAATTGACAGAATTCTTCTTGCATACACAGAAGCTCAATTATCTCTGACAAAGCTAGAGTCACGCACGGATCAAGGGCGCAAGTTGCTATATATGCACTTGCCAGACCGCACTCTAGTCTATGACATCGTGGCGTCTGAAGCACTCGGAGCGAGTGTGTGGGTGACGCTTACGTCTACGCTCGGTGCTGGTTTCGCACGATACAGGGCAAATAATTTTGTGTGGGTCAATGATAAATGGTGGGCTGGGGACCCAACATCCACGACATTCGGGACATTGACTCAAGATATTGGTACGCACTGGGGCAATACAGTGCGCTGGGAATTCGGAACGGTCATTCTATATAACGAGGGCCGTGGTGCAATCATGCACCAGCTCGAACTGGTAGCCCTTACGGGCCGCGTGGCCTCTGGTATTGATCCGACAATATCAACATCGTATTCGACGGACGGCGTGACGTGGAGCCAGCCAAAGTTTATTAAAGCTGGTGCAATAGGGGATCGTCTCAAACGTTTGATCTGGTTTCAGCAGGGGTATATGCGACATATGCGGATGCAACGGTTTCAAGGCGATACACAAACGCATCTAGCAATATCACGCCTTGAGGCGCAAATCGAAGGGTTGAGCGTTTAATGGCCAACAAATTAGGGCTCACGCGGGATCAATTGGCATCGTTTTTAAAAGACCCGGAGCAAATAAAACAATTTGAGCGGCTATTTAATACTGTAGATCAAACGGTTACGGTGATTTTGCCGGCCGTCGATACGGATGCGGGCATATCAGAAGCTGCGTCATACGAAGCACTTGCGGAAATACAATCCCGCACGCAAAGCATAAACGAGCAAATAGTTGCGCTACAGGCGCAGGATAATGCCATGTATGCGGCCGTGGCAGATCTCAATCAAAGGATTGATGGCATAGAGTCGCGAGGCGACGGTGAGTTATTGGCTGCGATGCAGCTTATGCGGAATGATATAGACGCTTTGTCGGTCATTTCGATGATTCAGAGCCCGCCAAAGCGGCGTCGTCTTGGCAATTTTTATGATACGACTACGCAAACCGCAGCGGCAATTAACACGGCGTATGCGATAACGTTTAATACTACTGACCTATCTGATGGGGTTTATATAGGATCGCCAACGTCTAGGATATATGTAGATACGGAGGCGGTTTATAATTTCCAATTCTCTGCGCAGCTAGACAACACGAGCGGCGGCAATCATTTAGTTTTTATCTGGTACCGTGTAAATGGATCGGATATTGCAAACTCTGCCAGCCAGGTTAGATTAAAAGGGACGGACGGTGAGCTGGTGTCAGCATGGAATTTTGCAGTCAAGTTAAAAGCCGGCGATTATTTTGAGCTTATGTGGTCGGTTACTGATACGGCGGTACAGGTTGTTGCGCAAGCCGCAGCGGCGCCGGTCCCGGCTATACCATCAGCGATTTTGAGCGTTATCACGGCTGATTAGTTACACAGCACGGGGGATATATGGCAGTCACGACTAAAGTTCTTCTTGATTCAAAGTATCTTGAAAATGTTCAGACGACACAGTACACGGCGGTTAATTGCCGAGCGTTGCTTACCAAAGTCACGATTGCAAATAATGACACCGTGAACAGGACTGTTTCAGTAAACATTGTCCCTCCGTCTGGCAGCGCATCTAATACGAACCGTTTTATCATTACAAAAACGATCGTTCCGGGAGAGAATTATCTGTGTCCTGAGCTGTCTGGGCAGGTCATTGAGTCAGGCGGATTTATTTCGACGATTGCCAGCGCGGCGTCTGCATTAAGCATTCGTATCAGTGGACAGGAAATTACATGATGGACAAGCCAAAATTACCGGCTCTAATGATTAGCAAATTCGGAGGGCTAGAAGTAGATGAGCCATTCCCCTCTACTGCCGAGAATGCTAAGAATACTAAAACCGTAATTGATCAATGGTCGCTCGGGCCATTAGCGCCATCCATCGACCCCAATGCTAATAAACCGTTCTGGAGTAACTTGGCTAAAGCATGGCAGGTGTCTGAAAAAGAAGCACGCCGACGGTTTTGTGCTAACTGCGAGTATTTTCAGAACGACACGCTGACCCAGGCCAAAATGGACCGTATTCCTCTGAATAAATACGACACGGATGCCGGTGGGCGTGGATTTTGTGAAAAGTTTGACTTTATTTGCCACAATTTGCGCGTGTGTCAGGCATGGGAAGACCGCGAGGAGGATTGATTATGTCTACATGGACGAAGCTGCGTGACAATTTTATCAAGCCAATTGCACTGCCTGCAGCCGCCATAGCTACTGGAGGCGCGTTATTGGGGCCAGGATTATTGTCTGGAGCCTCAAGCCTCTTCGGATCTTTGGGAACTGGAGCAGGCGCCGCAGCAGGCGCATCTGGGATGGCTGGGGCAAGTGGCGGGTTATCGGGGTTGATGGGTTGGCTTGGATCGCCGACGGGTCAAGCAGTGTCTCAGCTTGGAAGCGCAGCACTGCAAGGTATTGCAGGACAGCGCGCTGGCGCACAGCAAGCCGGGGCAGCTCAAGCCGGCATTGATGAGCAGCGGCGTCAATTTGAGCTTACACGCGCTGGGTTGGCGCCCTATCAGCAAGCCGGAGCTCAGGCAATTGGTGGGTATGCGCCATTTCAGCAAGCCGGGATACAAGCGTTTCAGCAGCAGCAAGCATTAGCGGGATTGCAGGGCCAGCCGGCACAACAACAAGCTATATCCTCGCTTGAGCGATCCCCACTTTATCAGTCGCTTGCTAAGCAAGGTGAGGAAGCTCTATTGCAGCGCGCATCTGCAACCGGTGGGCTGCGTGGTGGAAACATCCAGGCAGCGTTAGCGCAGTTCCGCCCTGCGATGCTTCAACAACTGATTGATCAGCAGTATGCCCGACTTGGTGGCCTTGCCGGTACCGGATTGCAGACAACAGAATCGCTAGCTCGAATGGGGCAAGCAGCGGCTGGGATGCAAAGTCAAGCGGGACTCGGCACAGCATCTAATATCGGGTCTTTGTTGGCGCAGCAAGGACAAGCAGAAGCAGGCGGAACGCTGGGAATGGCTCGCGGCATTGGACAGGCGCTTAATATCCCGTCGCAAATTGCAGGCCAGCAACGTGCAAATTCACTGTTCGACATGCTGTCACGTATTCAAGGGGTGGCGTAATGGCACAGCCGTTTAATTACGCTCTGGGCGTAGAGAGCCCGCTGGAAGCTGAGCAAAGAGCATATCAATCTGGATTGCAGGGTTTAAACACGCAGGCTCAATTGCAAGCTGCACAGATGCAGGCAATGGCAACGCAACAACAAATGCAGCAGGCCGAGCTATTGCAGCAGCAGAGACAGGCGGCGTTTGCACGATTAAGCGCCAAAGATGTGACTCCTGAAGACTGGCGTAATGCGGCATTGCTTGGTAACAAAGACCAGGCAGAAGTCATCATGAAAATGATGGCACAAAATGATGAGTCTCAAAATCGCGCCGCAATTAGCAAACTCGCGCCAGTTGTCTATGCTTTGCACGCTAACAAACCAGATCGTGCAATTGCTGCGCTTGAGCAGCAAAAACAAGCATATGCTGGCAATCCAAATGTGCAGCAAGAATTGCAGGCTAGGATTGATGCGATTAAAGCCGATCCAGAGGCAGCAAAACTAGAAACTACAGGGATGATGTCATTAATCCCAGGAGCAGATAAGGCACTAGAAAATCTCCTTAAATTGACGGCGGAGCGGCGCGCTCAATCAGTAGAGGCGCGTGCGGCAGAATTGCAGCCATCCGCATTGATGGAACAAAACGCAAAAGCAAGAAAAGCGGCTATTGAATCACAGTATGCTGACCGGACTGCGCGTCTTACCA